GTGCTAGTGCTGGTGACTTATCAGGCACACGCATAAATCAAATACTAAATGAAATTGACTGGCCAGCCACTATGCGCCAGATAGATCCAGGTCAAACTACATTACAGGCAGATCCTGGCACACCACGTACTTCTTTAGGTGCTATGCAGGTTGTATCAGAGTCAGAGTATGGGGCTATTTATGTTGACTTTGACGGCTCGTTTGTATTTAAGGATCGACTGACTGCCACAGCCTCTATTGGTGATACCCCTACAGTTTTTGCAGATGATGGCACTGGTATTCCATACGCTAATGCCCAATGGAAACTAAATGATGATCTTATCTTTAACTCAGCCACAGTAACTAGATCAGGTGGCACAGCCCAAACAGCCATTAACCAGGCATCTATTGACAAGTATTTTATTCATAGTTATAACTTACAAGACCTGCTAATGCAGAGCGATGCCGTAGCCCTAGATTATGCCAGGGCATACGTAGCCAGCAGGGCTGAAACCACGATTCGATGCGATGCTATTGAGTTAGATTTACACACGCCTAATTACGATACAGGAATAGTCGCAGCTCTTAACCTGGACTTCTTTGACCCAATTACAGTTATCACTACCCAGCCTGGTGGCTCCAAGTTGGAGAAAACCTTGCAAATCTTTGGCGTGGCCAACACAATTACACCAAATAGCTTTAGGGTGGTGTTTACAACGCTGGAACCTGTCATAGATGGGTTTATAATAGGCAACGTAGATTACGGGGTCTTAGATCAGAACGTCTTATCTTACTAAGGAGAAAATATGCCAACCTGGCCAGGCAATACTGGTGATGTAGTTACCAGCACAATGTGGAATGGATTACCAGCATTCACAGTACAGACTGCTAAGACAGCAGATTACACAGCTGCAAGTGGTGATGAGTACCAACAACTCATACCAATAAACAAAGCAAGCGCCATAGCATTTAAGTTACCAACCGATGCAACATATAATTTTGCAGTCGGTACAGTTATTACAGTATTGAACATCGGGGCAGGTACTTTAACAATTAGTGCAGTGACTCCTGGTACTACTACAGTATTAAGTGCTGGCGCAGTGGCAGCATCTCCAACTGTTGGACAATATAAATCAGCAGCTTGTATTAAAACAGCTGCCAATGCTTGGTATGTAGTTGGGGCTATTGCGTAAATGTTAAATATAATAACTGCTACTTTATCTCCATTTATACCAGATTCTAATTTGGAGTATTTGGTAATTGCTGGCGGTGGTGGTGGAGCATCTTATGGCGGTGGTGGTGGAGCTGGTGGATATAGAACTGCCACAGGATTTGATTTTAATTTATCAACAAATTACACAGTAACAGTTGGAGCTGGTGGCGCAGGTGGTACTGGCAGCGGTAATGGTGTTGTCGGATCTAATTCTGTTTTTAGCACAATAACTTCCGATGGTGGCGGTTATGGCGGTGGCGATGTTGGCGGCCCAGTAGCTGGTGGTAATGGTGGTTCAGGCGGTGGCGGTGGAGCTGGTGGATTAAATATAAATGCTGCTGGTGGAACTGCTACAAGTGGGCAAGGCAATAATGGTGGCAGTGGCGTGGGTAATGCTGCAACTTTGGAACGATCTGGCGGTGGTGGTGGCGGTGCTAGTGCTACTGGTAATAACGCCTCTGGAACTACTGCTGGTAATGGTGGTAATGGTTTGGCATCATCAATTACAGGCACTTCCGTCACTCGTGCAGGCGGTGGCGGTGGTGGATTCGATGGTCGATATGGTTCAGGAACAAATGGCACTGGTGGAACTGGCGGTGGCGGTGCTGGACAATCAACAGGATCAGGCTCTGCAACTGCTGGAACAGTAAACACTGGTGGCGGTGGCGGTGGTATGTGTGGTTATAGTGGAGGATTTGGTACTGGTGGCGCAGGTGGTAGTGGAATAGTTGTTTTAAGATATCCAAATAATTACACAATCACAATCGGTGCGGGTCTTACAGGTTCCACATCAACAAGCGGTGCAGATAAAATTACAACAATTACTGCTGGTACTGGAAATGTGAGTTGGGTATAATGGCACATTACGCATTTTTAGATGAAAATAATTTTGTCACAGAAGTTATAACAGGTATTGACGAAACCGAGTTAATCGAAGGTTTAGATACTGAAACTTGGTATGGCAATTTTAGGGGTCAGGTTTGTAAGCGCACTTCATATAATGGCAACATACGCAAAAATTATGCAGGTATTGGCTTTACATACGATGCAACTAGAGACGCATTTATTGCACCAAAACCTGATAATGCTATTGGGTTTGATGAAGATACCTGCCGCTGGATAGTCCCAGAGGTTGAAATTGAAGCCTAAATTATGTGCAGCTGGCGTGCAGTTACGGAAACAAGTTGATACCTGGTTTCCAGATAGGCGTACTGCCAGTGATGGGTGGGTGGGCGATAGCCGTCACGCCGCCAGAAAATCGGATCATAATCCAGACGAATTTGGGTGGGTCAGAGCAATTGATATTGATTCTCGCCTTTGTGCATCCGAGGGGATCAGTGCTGATTTGGCTGACCAAATCCGAATTGCTGCGAAAACCGATCAACGTATATCTTACGTCATCCATAATGGAAAGATCGCCAGTAGGTTATTAGGTTGGCGCTGGCGTAAATATAGGGGCATAAATCCTCATACAAAACATTTGCACTGTAGCTTTACAAAACTAGGCGATCTCAATGGACAACCATTTGATATCCCATTACTAGGGGGCAAGATATGAAACTATCAAATAAACACAAGGCAGCAATTAAGTCATACTTAAGAGCTGTGGCAGCTAGTGGAATTACAGTGGCACTTGCTATTGTCGCTGATATTCACCCTGCTTATGCAACATTACTAGGTGCGATAATTGCACCAATAGTCAAAGCTGTTGATCCTACTTCTGGCACAGAAGCAGACTACGGCATCAATGCGAAATGACCCCTGGAGAGTGGGCTGGCTTTGGCGCTGGCGTTATCGCCGTGCTATCAAGCGTGCTAGTCGGATTACGTTTTTTAGTTAAGGGCTGGTTAAACGAGCTAAGACCTAATGGTGGCCAAAGCATGAAGGATCAGATAACACGTTTAGAAAAGCGTGTCGATGATCTATTTGTGTTAATCAGTAAGTCATAATCGAACCATGCCTAGCACACGTAAACGTAAGAAGATAAACAGGCGCAGAGTACGCAAGTCTCCTGAGCCATTATCTAAGCTAGAAGTATTTTATATTGCTAAACATGAGATGTTTAAGGCTGCTCGCAAGGCAGGTTTTAGCGAATCTGTAGCCCTCTATCTAATGGATAGTCCAGAATCAATGCCAGACTGGGTAGTTGGCGATGATGGAATTATCCCACGTATCCCTACTCCAGATGAGGAAGAAGATTAAGCGCATAGCGTTTGTCAGCGATCTCCAAGTACCATATTTTAATGAAGCTATAGTCAAGTCAGTTGGCCGTTTCCTGGCTAAGTGGAAGCCACATCGCACGATCTGTATTGGCGATGAAATAGATTTACCACAATTAGGTGGATTTAACGCTGGCACCATAGATGAGATGGTGGGCAATATAAATGATGATCGTAAACTTACCCAAGAAGTCCTAACCTATTTAGGAGTTACAGATATTGTGGGCAGTAATCATGGAATACGTTTGTATCGATCTATCAAGCGCAGGTTGCCTAGCTTCTTGAATTTGCCTGAAATGCAATATGAACGTTTTATGGGCTACGACAAATTAGGCATCAAGTTTGCACCTAACGGCATCGACTGGGCACCAGGCTGGATTGCAGTACATGGCGACACCTTCCCGATAAGCCAAGTACCTGGCCAAACGGCCTTAAATGGGGCTAAGAGGCATGGTAAGAGCGTTTTGTGTGGTCATACCCATAGATTAGGCCAATCGGCCTTTACAGAGGCATCTAGAGGCCAATTTGGGCGTACTATATGGGGCTATGAGATCGGATGTATGGTAGATTTAAGGTCTAGCGGTATGGCCTATACCAGAGGCTATGCCAACTGGCAGACAGGATTCGCAGTGGCCTACGTAAAAGACCGCAAAGTGCAAGTAACTAACATACCTGTCAGTATTGATGGCAGCTTTATCTTTGAGGGTAAAGTTTATGGGGCTTAATCACGATTACCCAGAGCGTACGATCGATGACCATATTGACGACCTCGAAGATATTAACGTTATCTAATCGTTATAATAAAACAGCCCTAAATAATCCACAAAGTCACCCACAGATGCAACACTATGCCTGTGCCACAAAGTATGTGCGCACAGATTGGGCTACAAATGACTATGGAAATTGCAGTTTATTTATTTATCGGTCTAAGCATGGCGTACTGGCTGGTGCTTATGCGTATTGATGACATGAAGCAAACCCATTACTGGCGAGGCCGTAAAGATGGCTGGGATATGCACCGCCGTATGATTCAAAACAAAGTTAAAACCGATGAGGTATTTGACTATGACAAAAACTGAGAAGCTGCTGGCTAATGTTGTCGATCTGGTGCATACAAGGGGAGCGGTCTATGGTCACCCTTACACAAACCATAAAAGGATCAGTGAGTTGTGGTCGGCATACCTCGACCATCCAATTACGCCTAGTCAAGTCGCATTATGTATGGCGCTCGTCAAGGTTTCTCGGCTTACTGAGTCTCCAGGTCATGACGACTCAATCGTCGATGCACTTGCTTACATTTCGATATACAAGACAGTCCTCGAAGCAGAATCCGATGTTAACTTTACCTGGGGGGATGACTAATGGGATTTGATTTAAGTCAATATGAAACAGTTGAAGAACGTTTAGAGAAGTGGTGGAAAGAGAATGAAGACGGATCTATCCAAACAGAACTGGTTAATAG